TACTTATATCGTAGAACCACAGACACCAAGTAGAGTATTTGCGTAATGGCTACTAATATCGGAACAGGACCACAGGATATCCCACTCAACCAATTCCTTGGTGAGATGGCGTTTATGGATAGACCCCCAAGAGCAACATGTTATGTTTCTGTTGGATCTCCTGGTGGTTCTCTAGTAAATAGTGGATCTGGAACTACCGACAATAACATATATGGTTCTAGTTCAGCTTATGTTTTTGCTGATTTGGGTGGTGATTGGGATATTGCAAATACGAAATTTATAGCACCTCAAACAGGACTATATCAATTTAATATGGGGTGTAGATTTAGTGGTTATGGTGTCAATCTAACATACATTTACATGGAAGCATATGTTAACAACTACCGTGGTGGTGGTCAAAGACTACATCTATGGTCACCAGAAACTGATAGTAATGGAGTATATAAACCACATAGTTTTAGTGGAGCAGTTTTAATGAACGTAGGTGATAGCATTACACCAAATATTCGTATTACATCTTCGGGAAGTTCGACCAATGTTGTTGATTCTGGAATTGCAAGTCAGGCTGATACTTTTTTTGACATTTACTATGTTGGATAAATACCTCAGGGTATCTCTAATCTAAAATCAAATGGCAATCGTATTTCCAGTAAGTCCCACTTTAAACGATACGTTCGTCGTAGGGTCTATCACATACAAATGGGATGGTGATAAGTGGATTGGACTGGGTGTTACTCCTGCTGATAGATTAGTTGAGGGTAGCAATAGTTTAGAGATTACTGCTGGTAATGAATTAATTTGGACTGGAGGTAAGGTTGGTGTCAATCAGGTCACACCAATTGCCATTCTTCATGCTAAATCTGGAGCAAATGACGGAACACTTGTTTCAACTTTTGAAGGAGCAACTAATAACAAATTAAATATAAGATTTGATACCTTTGGTCCAGTATTGGATGTTACAGCAGGTGACCCACTTGCTTTTGAGATTGGTGGTAGTGAAAAGATGCGCCTGGACGGTTCTGGTCGGTTATTAAAATCAGGACAAGCAGCACTAACATCAACATCACTAAATCATCCAATACAAGTTACAGCAGCATCCGATGCAAATGCTATTGCTATTATTGGTAGAGCAGCAGATGATGTTGGTGAACTGTCATTCTATGAAGCAGATAAGGGCACTAAATTAGGAGAACTACAATATCGTCAAGATCACCTTAACCTTAGATGCCGTGTTGGAGACATTCGTTTTGCTAGTGGTGGGACAGCAGAAACACTTCGTATAGATGGTTCTGGTCGTATTGCACAAGGTGGAAGAACACCAACTAATCATGGTTCTCCAAACCTTTTATTGTGGGGCGCAGATACTACCCTTCACCTAACATCAACTGGGTCTGTTAATAATTCAAGTTTTGCTGGAATCAAATTTGCTGTTGCTGGTGGTAGCACTGGTGATTATTCAAAGGCAGGTATCTTTGTTCAGAGGCAAGATTCTTACAATGATCTTGATATGATCTTTGCATTTAGATCAACTAATGATGCTGATGGAGTGGCGATATCTGATGAAAAATTTCGTATAACTTCTGGTGGTGAAGTTCAAATCACTAATAGTGGATCATCCAATGGTTCAACTGTTCAACAACTTTCTTTATACACTGATAACAGTGGCAATGGTGACAATTTCACTCAAAGAATTGCATACACAAGAGCTAATGACACCAGTAAAGTTTTTACTGCAATTGATTCAGTAAGAACTGGAACATTCAACACAGATTTAGTATTCAGTAATGATGATGGAGGTGTATTAGGTGAAAAATTACGCCTAATATCAACTGGTAATGTTTCCATTGCAAATGGTGACCTTGTAGTTGCAAGTGGTCATGGTATTGACTTCTCTGCTACCACCAATAGTTCTGGCACGATGACTTCTGAGTTGTTGGATGATTATGAAGAGGGAACTTGGACGCCAGTATTAACTGGATTTACAAATGAGGGTACAGCTACTGGTAGAGTTAGAGATTATATTAAAATAGGAAATCAAGTAACAGTATGGTTTGATATATTCCAAAATAGCAATAACATGAGTTTTAGTAATGGTGCTACAATTACTGGATTACCATTTATTACCAGTGCCATAGCAGATGATAGCTTCCACACTCAAGTTAATGTTCAGTATTTTAGAGGTGGTGGAGAAATTGTGCTTATGACAGCATATGTAGAAACCACAGATACTATTGTAATACGTGGTGCTTCTGTCAATAGTGATATTAGACATATCTGGGGTCACGTAACTTATACAACATCATAATAAATAACTCTGCCTAAACCTGTCTTGTTCGGAGAATAACCCTAATGGCATTACAAGAAAAATCAGTAGTAGATAAAGTTGAAGTTCTACTCAACGGATCTATTCAAGTAAGAAGAAGAGATCAAATCCTCAAAGATGGTGTAGAAGTTGCTGCTACTTACCATCGTCATGTAGTCAATCCTGGTGATGATGTAAGCAACGAAGATCCAAGAGTTGCTGCTATCGCTGCTGCTACATGGACTGATGAAGTTGTCGCAGCATATCAAGCAGCACAAGAAGAAACACCTGCTGAGTGATAAATAAAAGAGCCTAACTCTTTACTTATGGATAATCCAAAGAAAGAGGAAGCCAAAAAGGAAAACAAATTTGAGTGGGCGGATGAGGGTGTATCAACTCTCGTCCGAGTTATCATACTTGGATGGTCAGCAGCAATTCTGACCCTTAATTATGTAACTGTTCCTGGTATTCCTCAAAAAAACATCGATCCAACTTTTATTGCCAGCGTGTTCACGGGGACGCTTGCGACGTTCGGTGTCGTTGCGTCTAAAAAGAAAGACGATTCAAAAGAAGCACCTACATTGGAGAAGAAAGATGCAAAAATTGATTAATGGTGTAGCGTTGTTATCTGGTTTAGTTTCTTTAGCTGTCTTAGGGGGTGGTGCTTATCTTTACGTTCAAAAGGATACATTGATTGAAGGTGCTAGGGAGAAAGCAACTGCTGCTATCACTGAAGCAATTACAGAAGCACTACCAGGAATGCTACAAGGCGCTATGCCATCTGTTCCTGAGGTAACTGGTCCTGCTGTGCCTAGTCCTACTATGCCATTCTAACCATGAATAAACTTAAGATCGTTGCCGCTTCAGTTGGTGGAGTATTTGTTGTAGCACATATAGGTCTGCTTGGATATGTTTTCAGGCAGGAACCTGAACCTGTGATTCAACCTCCTACATTTCACATCCCCCATGGTCCTTACTCTTCTTATAGGATTAAGGCAGGTAAGGATGGTTATGAGATTGAATTCCGTGCTGACGATCCTAAGGTTTTGGAGTCTGAAAGGTCTCTAGATGTTGACAAGGAACGTAGAGGATTGTTTGGTGGTGGATCTGAAATCAGAAACGAATGGCGTCGTGATCAGTTCACCCGTGAAGGTACTCGTAACCTAGGGGGTGCAACAGATGATGAGGGAAAGTTAACTGCCAAACAAGCAGAGTGTTTAGTGGCGGACGCTGGAGCACGAAGTCAAGGTGCGATGGCGGGTAGTGCTATTGCTGCTGGTGTCGCTGTTCCTGCCCTTGCTAGCGTCCCCTACGTGGGTTGGTTGGCAGGTGGATGGGCACTGCTTCTAGGACAGAAAGCAGGGTCTTCACTAGGGTCACAAGTTGGAAGTGTATTTAATGATTGCTAATGGATATACCTATTATTACAGGTGGTGATATCAGTATTAAAGATATTGAAATTAATACCATACGCACCTATGACTTCAATAACAACTCAACATCACTGCCAATAGCAGCTCCAGTAGTTGTAGATATTGGTGTGCCTATAGTTAATATACCAGGGTGTGTTGAGGCGACTGAAACTAATACTGCTAAAAATAATCAATTAAGAGAGGACGATCCTAATGGTGTGGTTACGTACTGCGATTCTGGTTATCCCAGTTTTAATCCTATTTCTTATGAACCAAACCAGATGATTCTGACTGGTCCTCCAGAAGTAAATACAGGAGGACCAGAATCACCTAAAGCAATACCAGAAGCACCAGAAACAAACACACCACCTGTTGCTAGTGCTGTTATAGAATGTCCTACACCAGCACAGAAAGCAAAGGAACCTGTTGGCACATACGTGCAAGGGTATAGAAAGAAAGTTGTTGAATATAAACTGACTGGTAATGAATGTATTCAGATTACAGAAGCAGTAGGTATACCAGAGCAGATTATTGCTGGTCTTCCTAGTGGTGGACAGGTAGCATCCGTGGGTGGTATTGCTGTCATCGCTACCGCATCAGCACTTATGGCAAAACCGCTGGCAGATATCCTACTAAAGGTCATCAAACCAACGGTCAAGAAAGTTATGAAAAAGATTGCTGCTATCAGGGGGAAGTCTGTTCCTGTTTTGTCTGTAAGGGACCGCCAAGATCTTCAGCGAGAGAGGACACAGGCAATTCGGGCTTTGCGTTCTGTTTTGAAACCGAAGGGATAGCATGAACATGTGGATGTCCATGTCCAGGAGGATTGTTTACCAATACATCAGCACATACTTTATAGTAAGGACTCTTGGGATGGAATTGAATTCCTTTTAACTTTAACTCACCACAATTTTTAAGTCTTGCAATCTCAAAGTCCAATCTTTTATTGGCAACAATTTGACTATTCAATTCAATCTGTGTATTTGCTGCTTGTTTACAAAGATCTTGTAAGTTTTTATCTGTAGGTGTGCTCCATGTCATAGAGAAACCTACACCTAAACTGTAGTTATCCTTCTGTCCTGTCCTAGTCCTTTTGTTGAAAATAATATCTCCAGGATTATCAATACGACCATCCCCTATTGCATTCCCATCATCATCGAAGGCACCAACGTTATCGACAACATCATATACTGGGTCATTATAATAAGGTTCGTATGGTTTAGAAGCAGAGACACTTCCTGTTACATACGGAGTGAAGTTGCGAGTGGGACCTTGACATTGTATACCTCCACCATAGGTATTTGTAATGTATGGTCCCTGAAGGACTTGTATAGCTTGGTTTGTAACGGAGCCTGAAGAGTTAGCAACAGGATTAGCAGTAGCAGAGACACCACCAACAGTTTCAGCATAAGAATTTAAGGGTAATAATGATCCGAGAATAACTGCTCCAATTACTGACTGAAAATGGAGGTTGTATCGGTGAAACTTTCGACCTCTGTTACCCTTTGAATAATTGTTTGATTGCTTAAACCAGGTCCGCTGTAAGTTTCTGTGAACTGAAACGCTGCTCCTGGTGTTGTCTGTGTGAACGATGGTTTGTTTGCTACTCCAGTCCATGATGAAGTCACTCCATTAATAGTTACATTCGTAGCACCTGTTCCTGGCGAGAGGTTTCCAGATGCAGATACACCAGAACCAGTAGCAGAATACTGGTATCCAGTGCTATAATCCATGCTATTTATTGTCTCAGTTATCTTTTGTGTCGTTTCTGTCCTGCTCGTCATTGATCCCTGAGTGAAATTAGGGACCACGGGGACCGCCATTACTGGAGATCCTAATAGAAACATCACAATGAATAATTTTTTCATGATGTTTCCTCTACTAATCGATAACAGTGATCTCAGACACAAATTGTCCTGTTGCTGTAGTACCAGCACCACCAGCTGTCACGGTTAGAGCACCGTTGGTTCCTACAGTACCAGCTAGAGAACCAGCAACACCAGCAGTGTAAGAAGTTACATTACTGAAGTTAGGAACATCTCCTACAGTAGGAGCAGCAGTTGGGATTGCATCACCTTGAGTAAACGAGGTGCTGAATGTGAAAGCGTTGCCGTCTGTATGCTGTGTCGCTGAGATAGTACCAGGAGAATAGATACCACTGGTGATAGCACCAGAAGAAATAGTTCCTGCTGTAGTTCCATCAGTAGTATTAATCCCACTACCTGAAATACTATAAGAATTACCCACTCTCGTTGCAGTAGATCTAGCAGCATCAACTGTCAGTTGAACACTCGAAGAGTGTTTTGATACAAGTCCACCTGCTTGAACAGCTGAGGTGGTCATCAGAAGCATAACGATAGGAAGGATTTTCTTCATAGCGTATAATTTCGGATCCTTATATATTTAGTTGGTGTGCCTATGTTCAAAGTGGCACACATCACTTGACAGATCTTAAGAATTACTATATACTATGTAAAGATTCATTACGAAACGTATTATGACCGTTACAACCAACGAGCAAGGACAACAAAACTTGTTTGCTAAAGAACCTTCTATGTACATGACAAAGGAAGATCTTGACAGATATGGTATTGAGCCCTATGCTGAGAAAGCAGAGAAAGCAAATGGTCGCTGGGCAATGATGGGTGTTGTCTCTGGGTTCCTCTCGTATGCCATCACTGGCAAGCTCTTTTTCGGCATCTTCTGACAAAGGACTTGACAATGACAGCAACATTCTTTACAATGCTTAGTGTCACATTCTTCGTGATGCTGGCGTACTCTGTAGAACAATTATCTGAAACTTTCTAATGCCTTTTACTATCACCCTTCAAAATTCTGATGGCGAAACTACATTTGAGTGTGCTGATGACCAGTACATTCTTGACGCTGCTGAAGAAGCAGGTGTTAACATGAACTACTCTTGTCGCGCTGGTGCTTGTTCTACTTGTGCTGGCAAACTGATCAGCGGTACTGTTGATCAAAGTGATCAGTCTTTCCTTGATGATGACCAAATTGAGTCTGGTTTCTTACTCACTTGTGTAGCATACCCGACCAGCGATTGCACTGTCCTTGCCGATCAAGAAGATGCGCTATACTGAAGACTCACTTATTCAAGCAGTTGAAGACCTTGGATGGGACGTTCGTAATGATGACATCCATGTTGAGATCGGTGGCACCCAAGTCTATGAGATTAATGGTGCTGGAAGTAAGTGGGCACCAGTAAAGGGAACACGTAAATATAATAAGGACGCATTCATTGTGATCAAGAATCGTTCCCGAGACCCTTTTGTCCCTAGTAAAGCAAATGCCGAACCCGAACCAACTGTATGAAGACATGCAGAGACTTGACGATTTATACGAAGAGTTACTCTGGCATCCTGATGATGAGTTGCAATTCACTCACGATGGTGAGAAAATAATTATTACAAACAAAACACTGGAGAAACAAAAATGAAATTTGGATTTACCCCTGAGGCAGAGATCCTCAACGCACGACTGGCAATGCTTGGTTTCATCATTGCTGTAGGAACTTACTTCACGACTGGTCAAATCATCCCAGGAGTCTGGTGATGTTAGTTCTAGCAGCAACGATGGTTGGGTCATTTATATTATGGTCAGTTATCTTTGCTGACGAAGTTGATGACGATAACGATGGACCTGGAGGAGGTACAATGATTCCCGCTAGCATTCCTACCTAAATAAAATTAAATATCGTCGCCGCAAGGGACCTCTGCCACATAACAGAAGGTCCCTTTTTACTGTTCATCGTACTAAAAAGTAATGATTGATACACAAATGTTCCACATCTATGACAAGGAAACGAACAGACCTGTCAAGGTGTGTATGACAACTGAAGAACTGGAACAAATGCTGGCAAAAAAAGAGGTTGATTTCGTCCACTGGGAGGTTCAACCATGCTATAATGACACCAGTTCGGAAGAGGCATCCTACTAAGTTGAGTACAAACACTTATCTTTTAGGGGTTGACTGGTTTTCCGAACTGTGTTACCATAAATAGGTAAACAAATGTAACGGACCTTTGAGTTTTCGTTACATACCCCTGCCGCTTGACCGAGACTAGGCAGGATTAACAATCCGTCTCTCATACCTCTGTCTAAGGGTGACAGAGGAATAGTAACTCCACCATGTCCCTGATGGTCTTACTTTCTTTTCAATTACAATGGCTCAATCTACTCTTCAGGGCAATTACAGCCCTTCAACCTGGGATCAATTCTGTGACTGGGTAACATCAACTAACAATCGTCTCTATGTCGGTTGGTTTGGTGTGCTGATGATCCCAACACTGTTGGCGGCAACCATCTGCTTCATCGTTGCTTTCGTAGCAGCACCTCCCGTCGATATCGACGGCATCCGTGAACCCGTCGCTGGTTCACTCATGTATGGTAACAACATCATCTCTGGTGCTGTTGTACCCTCTTCCAACGCTATTGGTCTTCACTTCTACCCCATCTGGGAAGCAGCATCACTCGATGAGTGGCTGTATAACGGTGGTCCTTTCCAACTAGTAGTCTTCCACTTCCTCATCGGCATCTATGCATATATGGGACGTGAGTGGGAACTTTCTTACCGTCTAGGTATGCGTCCATGGATCTGTGTTGCATACTCTGCACCTGTTGCAGCAGCATCCGCAGTCTTCCTGGTCTATCCTTTCGGTCAAGGTTCTTTCTCTGACGCGATGCCCCTGGGTATCAGTGGTACGTTCAACTACATGCTTGTCTTCCAAGCAGAGCACAACATCCTGATGCACCCCTTCCACATGCTGGGCGTCGCAGGTGTATTCGGTGGTTCACTGTTCAGTGCAATGCACGGTTCTTTGGTTACATCTTCACTCGTCCGTGAGACGACTGAGCAAGAGTCACAGAACTATGGTTACAAGTTCGGTCAAGAAGAAGAGACCTACAACATCGTTGCTGCTCATGGATACTTCGGTCGTCTGATCTTCCAGTATGCATCGTTCAACAACTCCCGTTCACTTCACTTCTTCCTGGCAGCATGGCCTGTAGTTGGAATCTGGTTCACTGCACTTGGTGTTAGCACCATGGCATTCAACCTCAACGGTTTCAACTTCAACCAGTCCATCATGGATGGTCAGGGCAAAGTCCTGAACACCTGGGCAGATGTCCTCAACCGCGCTGGACTTGGTATGGAAGTTATGCACGAGCGCAACGCTCACAACTTCCCCCTCGACCTGGCAGCTGCTGAGTCCACACCTGTGGCACTCACCGCTCCTAGCATCGGTTGATACAAAATCAATAACTGATTTTCATTGGCGGGGAAAAAATTTCCCGCCAATTTTTTTACCCAAATAGTCACATGATTAATAAAGATACTCCATCAAAGTTGAGGGAGATAATCATGGATACGTGGCCTCAACTTTACTGGTTAAAAGATTTTAAAAAGGATTCAAAAAATGACGACAAGTACACTAAACATACCGACAAGGGGGTGGTTTGATGTCCTGGATGACTGGCTTAAACGCGACCGCTTTGTCTTTGTGGGTTGGTCTGGACTACTTCTTCTTCCCACTGCTTATCTTGCAATTGGTGGCTGGCTTACTGGCACGACGTTCGTTACGAGCTGGTATACCCACGGGTTGGCGTCTAGTTACCTTGAGGGCGCTAATTTTCTTACAGCGGCAGTGTCAACTCCTGCTGACGCTATGGGTCATTCTCTTCTTTTACTTTGGGGTCCTGAGTCTCAGGGGGACTTCGTTAGGTGGTGCCAACTTGGGGGACTCTGGGCTTTTGTGGCGCTCCACGGATGCTTTGCTCTCATAGGATTTATGCTGAGACAGTTTGAAATTAGTCGTCTCGTAGGGATTAGACCATACAATGCGATTGCTTTTTCAGGTCCTATTGCCGTATTTGTTAGTGTATTTCTCATCTACCCTCTGGGACAATCCAGTTGGTTCTTTGCGCCGTCCTTTGGCGTGTCGGCAATCTTCAGATTCTTACTTTTTCTACAAGGATTTCACAACTGGACACTCAACCCCTTCCACATGATGGGTGTAGCAGGTATCCTAGGTGGAGCACTACTCAGTGCTATCCATGGTGTTACAGTAGAGAATACTTTGTATCAAGATGGTGAACAATCAAACACGTTCAAAGCATTTGAACCAACACAAGAAGAAGAGACCTATTCAATGGTCACTGCCAACCGCTTCTGGTCTCAGATCTTTGGTATTGCGTTCAGCAATAAGCGTTGGCTCCACTTCTTTATGCTGTTTGTTCCTGTTATGGGTCTTTGGACAAGTTCCATCGGTATTATTGGTCTTGCTCTCAACCTTCGTGCTTATGACTTTGTATCCCAAGAGATCAGAGCAGCAGAGGATCCTGAATTCGAGACGTTCTATACAAAGAACGTGCTTTTGAATGAAGGACTCCGTGCCTGGATGGCACCAGTCGATCAGCCACATGAGCAGTTCGTTTTTCCAGAGGAAGTATTACCTCGTGGAAATGCTCTTTGATACTTGGATTCTTAATACTTGACAGTTATTAGAAAACCAACTATAATAAGGGGGTCGAGAGACCCTCTTTTTTATGTTAATTACAATCTATAGTAAACCTGGGTGTAAGTATTGTGAACACGCTAAGGAATTATTTGAACGAGCTAATGTTAAGTGGGAGGAGGTTGAATGCACTGGTGTGAATGCAGGTAGACTTGAAAAAGATTATCCAGATGCAAATTCATATCCATATATTATTATTGATGGTGAACCTGTTGGAGGTCTCGTAGAAACTGCTAAAATGTTTTTGCAAAAAGGTTTAGTATCTTCTAGAAAAAATGGATAAACTTAAAATAAATAAAGGCATAGAGCTCATGCTTAGGGGGGCTAAAAAGAAGGAAGAGAAGGAAGAGAAACCTTCAAAAGGTTTCGCTATCACTAAATTTTTTACCCTACTAAAGCGAAGAGTCTACTTCAACTTGGAACTCTGGTGGGACAAGCAAGCAAGTTAGTTCGGAGTTGAACAATGGCACAAGCAACAGTTCTGTACTTTTCAGCAACAGTTTCGTTTATTTTTCTCTGCGTAGGTGTGATTGCTGGATGGACAGCGAATGAAAAACTCCATGAGTTTATGTACGGCAAAATGGAGACCGAAAATGTACATCCTGAAATGTTAGATGGAGATGGTCAGTGGATTAACGAAGAACTTTTGTCAGTTCGCTTTGTAGATGAAGACGAATTTGACGATGAATAAATATACTTATGACATCATTTAAGTTATGCAATTATTACTACATGAAGTGCTGCAAAAAGTAAGCAACGCTAAGACTAAGGCACAAAAAATTAAAGTTTTACAGCAATATAATACTCCAGCACTCAGACAAATTCTGATTGCTAACTTTGATGAGAGTGTTATTTCTATGCTCCCAGAAGGTGAGGTTCCTTATGCAGTGAATGATGCACCAGAAGATACTGAGCACACAAAGTTAGTGCATGAGTATCGTAAACTTTATCTCTTCTTTAAAGGTGGTGCTAATGTTTCACAATCCCGCCGCGAGACTCTCTTTATTCAACTGTTAGAGGGTCTCCATAAGGGCGAAGCAGAAGTGCTATGTCTTATGAAAGATAGGAAGATTGGTAAGCGTTGGAAGATCACCAAGCAGTGTGTGGAAGAAGCATTCCCACAAATTCAATGGGGTGGTAGGTCTTGATATGGGGAAAGGTTGTAAAATTATTCATAAAGACTGTGACCCTTCCGTTTCACAAGACAGATCTCTACCCTATACAGCATTCATGATTGAATATGTAGAAGGTGAAACAACTAAATTTGATATTACTTCTGCTGGAAAACTAGTAGACATCTTTGATGAATACTGGGATAAATATAAAAGCGTCGTTAATATGACACAGACAGAGGGTAGAGCTAATCCAAAACTCTGGCAAGATCCAAACAAGAAAAAGAAATGAGTGCAAATCAAAAGGGCAACTGGTGTATTTTTTACCGTAAACTATCTGATCCCCATGTCTGGCATACGATGAAGACGTGGAGAAAAGATGGTGTCCTTATGTCTGCTAAAACATATGATGATGTGTATAAGTTCAATCGTTATAAAGAAGCGTGGGACTTTGCAAAGAATTTAATTACTGGTGCTGGAACTATTCCTGTGTATGATGCAGATGTCAAGCGCGTCTGTAAAACCCGAGGAGACGGGTTCTACTTATCAGGTAACTAAATTGTATCAACCGATACAGTTGACAAAGCATACATAGTAATGGTATACTTACCATACGTTCATCCCACTTTCGGGTGGGACGCAAGTAAGTCGCGGAACGGAGCGTTCATCCCATGTTAGAACTATTATTCTATACAACACTCTCATGTACTCAAACTGATGCTATCATGCTGAAGATTGAGAAGAATGTGAATCTATCTTCCATCGTGAAGTTAGAGTTGGTTGAGACCCTTAAAGACTCAGCACCAGAATGTGAGTGGTATTGGGACGCAAACGACTGAAGGAACGGGGACTAAAAAACCCATCCTTTAGGAGACCTACAATGAACACCCTTAATCTCATCCGTAAGCAGATCCAAAAAGCTGCTGCACTTCACGACGCACAGATTACTCACGCTGCATATCGTGGCGTTGTGTATAATACACGTTGTGTTGAGATGTCTGAACCACATGGCACTTTCTGCTATCGTGGTAAGACTTACACCAAGTGATCGTCATGGGAGCATTACAAGTAGTCGGACTAACGTCCCTAGGTTGTGTGGCTTTCATTGGGATGATCTACGGAGAACTTATACTTCTCCAAAAATAAATCAAGAGGGGGGCTTGTAACCCCTCTTTTTTTATGCTACAATGCTGACATCTGTTATCTAAATATGGATAGAGAAAAACTTAAACTCATCGTCAAGAACCTTAAGTCTTTAACAAATGCGTTAGAGAGTGAGGTTTATTCTGATCCTGCTGCATATAAAATTCAGTTGCAACAGGGTGGTCCACAATTTGGATTTAATTATGATGAAGGAGACGATGACGGATATCCAGACTGACTGGCGCTATAGTGATGAGCGTATGCAATATCGGACAGCAGCACTTAAAGTGTTGCTTTCAAAGTTTGGTCACCAATTAGAAGGTGGCGTACCAAAGTATTCTTCGCAGTCGATTTATGAGTGCGCCCATGACTGGGTATCTCAAGGTAATGTCAACACTGCTGGCATTGTCAAATACTACGAAGCATACTACGGAGGTAATTAATTGAGATTCAAGGATACAATTAAAGCAGCAAAGAAAGCTATTAAGCTTGCGGATAAGAACCCAATGCTGTATACTGATGAGGAGATCCACTACATGAGGTTGCAACTTCATGCAGCGAAGCAGGGTCTCAAGCGTAAACGTGAAATGATGAGCAAAGGATTTAAGAATGAAGCAACAACATGGGTCAGTGCGCCTAGTGCAAGTAACTCCCGAAGCGGAGAAGACGATGGGGTACGTAGCGAGGGTGAGCAATCCGAACAATCAGGAGAATCCTAACGTTGCTGGTCTCTTGAAGTATTGCATCAAGCACAACCACTGGTCTGTGTTCGAGCAAGCATTCATGACGCTAGAGATTGAGACTAACCGTGGTATCGCGGCTCAAATCTTGCGTCACCGTTCGTTCACCTTCCAAGAGTTTTCCCAGCGGTATGCTGACAGTTC